TGCGCTGCCACTCAACCCTTGTGAAAAGGTGTGCGTACCGGAAGCGCCGTCTCGTCTAATTTTAAACTTGTAAACAGTGTCGCTAACTCTTGTTTCATCCCCAGCGTAGTAAGAAAAATTACCTACTTGTTGGGAGGGGATTGACACACGGTAAGCCTCGAAGCTTTCAGCTAAGTAAATACCATTTCGGAAAGTTCTCCCAGTAGAAGTAACTTGTTCAGTGTTTACAGTGACCCCACCGAATACAATCTGAGTTGTAATCGAGGTAATGTTTACTATGTTATTACCCGACTGCCCTTCCTCAGTGAGGGGTTGCCCAGTTGTACCTGCTACTGTCACCTGTATGTAGTTGTTAGAATCTTGTATAAAACCAGAGCTAGAAGAAGCGTCTCCGGGCGCTGAGTAAACGAAATTACCTTTTGTTTTGTAGTCAGTAACAGCACTACCCACCATGTTCCGACCGTATAGTACCGGAAGGTTCATAATCTGGTCTTGTTTAGTTCCCTCGAAACCCTTACGAGCTTCAGCAGCAGCAGCACGAGCGGCGGCGGCGCTGGCTTGGGCCTTCTTCATTTTGTTTGCTTGATAAAGCTGGTAGCCTATCGATAGCGCTGTGGTTACTAGTGTAAAGGTACTAGCAGCCGCGATTGCGGCAATTGTTCCCGTAATGAACATTACGCTTTCCCCCACTTAAATTTTTCTGTTTTGTTAGCAATAATCTTATCAAAAGAAGTATCGTCTGAGTTAAACTGATCCATGCCATCAGGTGAGGTGATTAAGGTTTTTACCAAACCCAAGTCAGCCATCGGTGAAGAGCCTGTAAAGGTAACTACTGATTCTTCAAAATCAGAGTTATAAGATGAATCATCTATTACACCTTCATAAGCAACAACAAAGTTAGCGGGGACGAGATTCGCGCTGTTGTCTGCGTTGAAGAAACCGTTCCGGACACGAATGTAGCTACTTGCAACACCTGACATCATCTTTGACTTAAGGAACCCACTAGGGTCTGCAAAAGAGAAATTAAAAGTCTCACGGTCAACCGAAGTAGACTGGGAAGGTGGAGTATAGTCTACAATACCTGCATCAGAGGTAAAAGTCTTAGTTTCAACTGTGACGTTGTAAGGTAGTGTTGTGACGTAAAGAGAATAACCCGGAAGCTCAATCTCAATCAAGGCAAAGTAATTCAAAACGTCTGCGTAGATTTTGCTCTCTACAAAAGCGTTTACTTTTCTCATTTTACTGCCCTCGCTGAATATAAGTATTGTTTACGGATATATTTTTCGTCTAGTACATCTAAATCTGGTAAGTTTGAAGAAGAACACCACTGCCGGGGGCCTGTCTTTATAGCCAGTGAAAACGCACTACTATCTTGTTTATAAGTAAATGCCACCGCATCACCAACTTCGGTTTCTTCCAAAGGTACCTCAACCCATCCATTCCCTTTTATAAAGTCTATAGGGGAGGTGAATCCTTCTCCAAGGAGGGTGGCAAACCATTCTTCTTGCGACGTATAACCTAAGAATATGTTCTTAAGTTTTTGGTCGTTATCTCTTAGGAAATTATCATATTCGCAGAACTGAGTCCAGCAGTCAGAGATACCATAACAGTACCCCACCCTAGACCTCTTAATTCTTCGTATTTTCTTGATGGCCTTATTCAATGCCACTATTCGTTCTTCACTTGTAAAACTGTCCATGATGTATTATACAACCTCTTTAATAGTTACTGCCCCGATTGATACAAGTATACCGTCTGAGTAAGTAATACCTGATAGCTCACTATCGTCTCGCAGATAGCTTAGCTGGGGTTTAGTAGAAAAGTTCCCGTAATAAACCAGAGTACTACCGCTAACGTCTTGTTTAAGGGCAGGGTAGATTGCTAAAGAGCTACCGTTTGTTAAGTAGTCTGACTTAACCACATACACCTTTGTATGGTTAGCAAACTGGATAAAGGAACCTTTTGGGAGGACGCCTCCAGAGGTGTTGTTTGCTTGTATTGATGTAGCGCCTGCGACATAGTTAACTGACACAGAAAGACTTCCTGTCATAGTTGTAGTATCATCTACCTTTTTCAACTGTGGCATATCCATAGTCTTTACAGTATAGGCGTTTTCAAGCATAGCCAGAAAAATAGCATCTTCATTATCGTTGGTAACAATACCAAAGGACAAGTCCCAACGCTGTGCGTCAGTCTTGTGTATTAGTCGCTTAAGAGTTACTGTCTCAGAAGAAACAACAACATCTGTGGATTGGATAGTTAGAGGTGCCAGAATTGGGCTTCCCTCGAAATAGTATTTAGACATAGTTATCTCCTGATTAGTCTAGCTTCTACAGAGTGGCACAGAGAGCAACGATAGAGGGTCTTTGATAGGTAGTCCCATCAAACTCAACTAACATCACTCTCTGTGTCTCTTTACATATCTTCTTCGATGAATAATCTCACTAGTTCAGCTACAATATCGCTCCGAACAATATCGTCTACGCCGAACTCAATAATGGGCAAGTTAATGCCAGCTCCATTTACTTTACGTGCGAACTTAACCAAGTCCATACCATCACGAACATCAGACTGAGCAGGGTCGCCCATAAGCACTAGCTTAGAGTTTTCACCCAGACGTGTAGTAATAGCTTTTAGTTCGTCCATACATAGGTTCTGCGCTTCGTCAACTAGGACTAAAGCATTCTCATAAGAGCGACCCCGAATGGTCTCAATGGGTTGGATTTCAATCTCACCTTTAGCAAGCATATACTCATACTTGCCTTTACCGAAGGCTTTAGTAAGTACTTCAAGCATAGGCATAAGCCAAGGTGTCATCTTTTCTTCAATAGTTCCGGGGAAGTGCCCCAGCGATTTTCCAGTAGGAACGTTAGCTCGTGTCAATACAATCTTCTTGTATTTACCCTTCATAAAGAGTTGAGCAACCGTACCAGCAGAGCAGTAAGTCTTTCCCGTACCAGCACAACCCATAGTGACCGTAATTGGGCACTCCTTGATAGCATTAATCAAGTCATCTTGCTTTTCATTTTTAGGAAGCAAGTGAAAGGAAGTTGGAAAACGATGAACATTACCTCGGCGCTCTTCTTCTTTGAGCATGTATTTAGGTAGTTTAGCGTTTTGCTTAACGGAGTAACGAGACTGTTTCTTGGACATGAAGGATTCCTTGTTAGTGTTACGTTATTAGTTTAGCAGGGCTATTACAACCCCGCTGTTTTTGTTATTGTACGGGCTTTGCTATGGTTTAGTAGGCCATTCGATTGTGTCAGGGAAGTCAGACTGCTGTGGTACGTCTCGTAGTGCTTGACGGTAGGCTGTCATTCCAGACGACATAACTAGGTCACTGCCAGAAGCCCAGTCAGTTGCTGAGAGCAGGACGTCCCGCTCAGAACGTGCATTGCTGGCTAACTCCTCAGTAGACTGAGGGATAACGGGCAAGTCCTCGTTGATTACGTCCCATACTTGTGTCTCTTGATTAAAGACTTGTCTGCTCATCTTAGTAACTCCATGCTATGTTTGCTGTGCCGTTGTCAAAGGTCGCGCTTGCGATCCGTTCAACCCTTAACCGTATCTGAGTAAGTTCTGCGCCTAAGTTCTTAACACCACCCCCCAGAATCGAGTTAGAACCAGAGCTGGCTCCAGCTTTGCCATTTAAATGAACAGTTACTAACCAATAATGGCCCGAAGTAGTTAGGCGTTCTAGCCTTACCGCTCCTGTAAAAGTCTCCGCGTCAGCTTGGCATATAATGCCCTCTGAAAAGGTATTGATAAAGTTTTGACCGGATGCAGTAATGACCTGAGAGCTCATTGAATAACCAGACGCATTTATCCCAGCAGAAGTTCCCATCTGAATGTAAACTCCATAACCTGCCGACACACTGCAAGAATCGAATAAGACCGTAACCTCTTTGACACCAGCCGGAATACCCGTAAAGTCGAAAGCTGTTCCTGATGTGGTATTGGCTGGGGTTGCGTAGGTCCGTCCAGTTTCGATACCAGTAAGAGCAGAGCCATCAATAGCTGGTAAGGCCCCTGTAATCTCAGAAGCGGGGATTGCTGTAGCTAGGTCTGCTACTTCTCTTGCTTTAGTCATTATAAATCCTCCGGATTAGTGGGCCACACGATTGTGAGGGGAAAGCCAGCCTGCTCCGTCACGTCCCGTAACAAGGTACGGTAACTAGCCCAGATTACTCGGTCTACTGTAGAATCCGCCACCTGTGTCCAGTCGGAGGCCAAGAGCAGTTCCGTACGCTGTTCGCGCACTCTATCGGCAACGCCTGCATAGCCCGCCGCGAGTTCTTCGGCTGTCTTAGCACGAAGCGTACGACCGTATGTCCACCGCCCATTAACTTCCGTTGCTTCTGTGTTCACTGTGCACACCTGCGTGTCCGTAGAGTAGCTGGGACGCGCTGCCGTTACTACTGGATAAACCCCGTAGTCAGCCAAAAGATGGTCTGGGATGCGCTTTGGAAAGGATACGTTATTGTTATCACGGCGCAGTTTACCCACGGAGTAGGGTTCTGCGGTTCCGTTTGTGATCTTAATATAAGACATCTGTGTGTTCTCCTCTTATGTTACAACATACTGAGTGTTGGTTACGGTTGCCGCGCCGTCTGATAGGGTACGTCCAGGGGTTCCTTCTCCAAGGGTTCCTGTCCCATTCAACAGCCCTGTAGTGTTGATTGTAGGCGACAGCGTGGTTGGTGTAATTGTAAGGGCTGCAAAAGTAAGTGTGCCGTATGTCCCTTGGCCAGTACCATCTGGGGGTAGCTTAGCCATAAAACTATCAGCACTGCCGAATGCGCCAGTGGTGCCCGAAACAAAGATGCTGTTTGCTGCATTAGTGGTTACGTTATGCAACTCATCTACACCAATACTAGCGACGATAGTATTAGACCACTCGTAGCTCCCGGAGGAGTCTACTTTAATGACAACCATCTTGTTTGGTACGCTCGGAGGTGGGTCAAAGAACCCCGTACCGCCACCGTATGTAACACAAATAACATTACCTTCTGTATCTACCGTAGACATGGGGTAGGCGTAATCTCCTCCCCCTGGTTCTGGTAGAACTATATCCCATTGGTATGTGCCCGATGAGTTGAACTTGATTATTGCAATACTTAGTGTATAGTTGCTATCAGCGGGAGAACAAGATAAAATTAAATCGTCGCTTGGGTCTACAGAGATATTGCCTCGACCATAAATAAGGTATGCACCCTCAACTGTTCTTTGCCACTGTAGGGTGCCCGAAGTGTTGTACTTAACCAATCCCACAAGGTAGTTTTTAGTAGCATGCGCGATGTCCCCTGCCATAAAGATGTTGTCGTTAGAATCTACCGCCACACACTGTCCACGGTCATGATCAACGTTGCCGTATACATACCTGTCCCACAGTTTATTGCCAGAAGAGTCGCACTTTACCAAAAGCATCACGGTTTTTGTACGACCAGACGGTTTTGAAAACCCTGACATGATGATGTTATCTGAGGAATCTATGACCACATCAGTAGCATGTAGGAGATTAGTATCGAACAACGTATTTAACCACTGATATACACCGGAAGAGTTGTATTTAACTATCAAAATCCTCTCTAGGTTGTTTGTGTATCGGGGCACGGTTCCTATCATGATGACGTCATCATTAGAATCCAAAGCCAGCGCAACAGGTCGGAGAAATCCACCAACGTCCTGAGAAAAGAGTCTCTCCCAGAGCAAATTGCCGTCTGTATCGTACTTAATCAACAACATTTGAATTTCAGAAGCGCTTTGAATGTAGCGGCGTGACAGGGTAATGACATTACCCACAGAGTCCACTGCGATGTCGATGGCCATGCCCTCAGCATTGTCAACGTCAGCGGCGCTGAGCCAATAGGGTCTATCGTCAAGGCCTCCACTGCCACCAGCGCCTTGAATTTTTCTTACTGTAGTAACCATTACGATCCGTCTCCTACTAATGCTCCGTACAGAGTCGTTGAGACTTTCCACAGAGCTATAACTGTTTTGCCAGTGGTAGCCAGCGTAGGTGCTGCACCTGCGTTGTTAACCCACACCATAGTAGGCCAAGTGATTGTGTAGTCTGTGCCATCTTCGATCATCAGAGTCATGCTTTCCCCAGCGGCAAAGGTCTCCGTAGGAGTTGATGCAGCGCTTAGTGCCCACGTCTGAACGTTACCGTTGACAGGGTCTAAGGCAGGTGTTGTTCCTGTGATAGCAAACACTGTTTCTGTGTAGGAGGTAGCTGTGACTAAACCAAGCGTTGGGCTGTCATTAAGCTGCAAAGCAGAGTTTGCCAGAGTCACTGCACTTGTAACCGAAGAAGGTAGGATTTTATCAGATAAGTTAGCCATTACTATTCTCCTTCTGGTTTAGTAGGCCAAATGATTGTGTTAGGGAAACCAGCCTGTTGTGGTACATCTAAAAGGTTTGTACGGTAGGTAGCTACTTCAGTTTGTTTTGTAGTTGTCATTTCAGCCCAGCGAAGAGGGTTACTAGAGATAACGTCCACACCTTGCAAGAGTAAATTGCGTTCGCGTCGGACATCAGCGGCTAGTTCTACTTCAATCTCCTCCGGAGTGGGTGGAATGTAGGCCACAGCATTGCCATCGATAGCTAACAACAGTGCGTCGTTATCTACTGTGGTGTCAGTGTCAGCTGGGTCCAGTGTGTAGGGAATCCATCCGTAACTTGGATGATTTAACTCACAGTCGATACGACCACCTGAGATGTGTTTTGCGTTACGATAATCCATTAGGAAATCCTTAACCATAGTGTTACTGGGTAGTCGTTGGCCGAGACGACGTCGCTATAAGCCCCCATTATCCGCCACGTCCCCGATGGTGCACTGCCGCCGCCGTCCCGTGAGCCAGTGGACCTGACAAAACCGAACTTCATTGTTGAGCCAGCTACCGTGGTACCTCTTTCCCTATATGTTCTGTTGTTGCCATTTTCGGAAAGGAGGGCGTAAGAACCCACATCACCCACTGCGATGCCAGCTGTTGCTGTAGCCACTTGGGCAGTTGTGGGTGTTGTGGAAATGCTAGTAAGAGCAGAGCCGTCAATAGCTGGCAAAGCACCTGTAAGGTTAGCTGAAGCCAAGCTAGTAATGTTAGAACCGTTAATAGCAGCAGCGGTACCTGTTAGGTTGGCTGCATTTAAAGAGTCTGCGGGTTGAACAGCGGAGTTAGCTAAAGCGCCCTGTCCAGCAGTAGCAACGTTAGCTACATCAAAAGAACCCCAAGCAACGATTTCTACCAAGTCATTAACAGTTGCACCTGTAGCAAGGACTACATTTGTACCGTTAGTAGCTGTGTAGTCAGCAGCAGCAAGGCGAACACCGTTCAAGTAAACATCTACCAGACCAGCAGTATAAGCTGCTGCAAAGGTTGTTTGTGATGCTGTAGCGGTGAACTCGTTTTCAACACGGGTTGAGGCTGTTGTTACAAACCCTGTTTTAGAAAAGACATTCCAATCAGCACCATCATAGATAAAGTCTACTTTGGCACCCTCAACATCCATTACAAGGTTTTCAGCAGCACCGTCAATGGTCTCGCCATTGCGCGCAACTGTTAGGTTGTTTGTATCCCAAGTACCAGCACCGTCAGCGATGACTACAAGGTCACCTACTGTAGGGCTAGCTGGAAGGGTTACTGTGAAAACACCGCCGGAAGTATCTGTGATAACCCCTTCATCGGAGTTAGCTGTGTAGTTAGCTGTTTTAGCTACATAGGTGATACCTCCATTGGTATCCGCCCATTCGCCAGCATTACCGCCAGCGTTAATCTTAAGTACTTGGTTGGCCGAACCCAAAGCGTTTGGGATGACCGTAGCACCTGAAATTTTAATTGCCATCTTCGTAATTCCTTTACTATTGGCTAATTGTTAAGTAATAGTTGCGTTAGGAGTTACATTGCCAACTACCTCTAGATTTCCAGAAGCATCTAGTTTCATTTTGTTAGTTCCACTTGTAGCGAAGTACAAGGAACTTCCTGACTCTGTTATTGTCCAGTCGCCGAAGGTTATTGAGCCGTCCTCAACCCCCCCACCTGCATTGATAGTTTGTACAGTAGCACCAGAGGCATCTACTATGGTAATAATCAGGTCTCCGCTAGCGTTAACTTGTGCGTTAGAAACAGAGTTGCCTTTTGAACCTTGGCCACCAACTCTGCTAAGAGACAATGCCAACTCAGGACTAGTGAAGGCTAGATCATACGCCACTGGCTCCATTTTTAAGTTATAACTAGACATTAGGTTGCCTCTGTGGGGCTATAGATAACCTCAACAAGTCCTCGCAGGGGCTTCCAAACTTGCTTTGCGGTTCCCACACCACCATCATCTATCTCAACACCAATAAAACCATAAACAGGTTTATCGGGGAGAGGGGCTGTAGCCCACGCGGTAATGAGGTTTTCGGGAACTATAAACTTAAAGATATTGTCGGTATTGTCTACGTCTAGAACAGTCAGGGAGATTACCTGCCCACCTGCCTTCGCGGTAGATGGAACTGTCCCAGCCCCGTCATTGTTGCCTTCAACCACTTTTACAGAAATTGTAGCAGCAGCTAAGCTGGTCATCCAACCAACTGTAATTTGAATTTGAATTTGCTCACCGTGAACTACAGAAATTAGTGCTGTTCCGTTGTCCGTTACCGCGTCCTTAGAGGGGGAGCTAATTCGGCTCCGCCCCATTGCGGTAGAGTCATAAGCGGGTTTCGTTAATCTTGCCATATTCTTTTCCTTCTCAATCCTCAGATGGAGTTATAGGGTTATAAGTCTGTTGAGTGTGGGATTAGCTTAGAAGCCTTCTGAACCCCAGTGTTAATTATCGCTTGGTTAGCCAGCACGGTGGCTGTCTGTGTAACAAGTGATGTTATTTGAGTGTTAGCAGGAGTAATAGTATTAGCTCCATCTGTACCACGCATGTCGGTGTTAGTGGCAACAGTTCCTACGTTGACCACAGTATCGTTAGCGGCATCAAAAGTAGAGAAGCCTGTAGCTGTAGCGAAGTTACCTTGGTTCTCTTGGAGGTCAGCGGTATCAACAAGAATCGACCTAATCTTAGGTAGGGCAGACCCTGTAAAGGTTGTCAAGTCCGTTTGAACAGTATTGATGTTAGTAAGAGCAGTACCGATAGAAGTGTTATCAGGAGCAACAGTATTGGCTCCATCTGTACCTCTCATATCTGTGTTAGTAGTAGTGGTAGCTACTAGCGTAACGTTAGCTACAGCATCACTAGCGGGGTTAAAGGTTGAACGTGAAGAAACAAGAGCATCAAGGTTCTCAATCTTAAGGGCTTGTGCAGTAGTAAGCACAGGCTTATCCACTCGAATAACAACTGCTCGTGTAGAGACTTCTAACCTCAAGAAGGGGTTAAAGCCAGCTGTTTGTGAGAACATGTCTTGGCTAGGGTCTCTTGGAAAGAGGTTCCCAGAAATAACTATCTCACCACTAGCCGATGGCATCTTTACAGACCAACCTGTATCGTTTCTTACAAAGAAGTAAGGGGCAATCTCTTGACCACCTCCAACACTTTCACCACCTGAAGTGGAAAAAGCAGGAAGGTATTTTGCATTGTCAATTAGAGCAACCCATTCTTTCCAGTCGGAATACATTGCCTCAGCATCAAAATCACCTGCACTGTCTAGGGTGATGGTCTTGAGACCACCATTAATTGTTATACTACCCATTTGCGTATCCCCTATCGAAGCGTTGTTGGATTGGCAAAATCACACTATTGCTAGTGTTAACCCCTTCAATCTTCAAATACTCGTATGCGATGTTATGTACAACGATATCAACAGAGGTTTCAAAGATTGTTGAGTCTGAGAAAGTAGTTGCACTGTCCTCGATTCCTGCGATTTCTGTAGTTGTATTTGCTGTGTATACTCTTACCTCGGAGTTCGCTTGTAAACCTGTCAAGGTAAGCGTCCGTGGAGCTTGTTGAACTGTAATCCCACCATTGTTTGTTGTGATTGTAGTCCCAGAGATTGTTAACTTTACTACACCACCACTATCATTGTTGATTGTGTTTATAGTGCTGTCGTTTATAAAGTAGTCACCAGCCTGCTTAAAGTTCAAGACACCATCGACTATTATGTTGTTGTAAGTTCTGGTTGTGTTGCCTGACGCAAGAGTCAAGTCACTTTTTACAGTAATGCCGTCGATTGTTGCGCTGTGGCTAGAAACAACAGAGCCTGTGGCTAGGTCAAATGTACCTGTAGCTGTTACCGAACTACCCAAAGTAAAGTCACCCATTCCTGAGTAGCTACCACTTAGCGTGCAAGTAGCAAGAGGATTAGCTTGACTGAAATCCCAAGGTGCCGGAGAGCCCCAGTTATATGAGCCGGATAGAGTAACACTATCATTGGCAGTATTGTTTGTATCAAGATACACCCTTAAAGCATTGTCGCTTACTCTGAAATTTTCTTGTCCTGTTGCGTTTGAAGCTGGGCTAATAACACTCACACCATTGTCATTAAAGGCAGTAGTTGTAGTACCATCACCAAAACTAAACGGGCAAGGTATAAAGAAGGATGAACCCGCTTTAGTTATCCAGTTACCAATTTTGTCTGTATAGTCGGTCCCTTGAAGTAGGTTGTTAGCATCATCAAAGCTAGAAGTTCCCGTGAAGGTAGGAAGCCCTGCAGCGCCTTTTGTTGTTTCTAATAAGAAAGCACGTTGAAAGAAAAGGTCTCCTACTTGGTTACTAACCATGTTAAACCTTACGACTGCCATACCGTAGGCTTTTACTTCGGAAGGCTCGAAAACCCCTATCGTGTTTTCATTAGAGGTGTCTGATAGGTCAATACAAAGAGTAACAGGGCCAGCCTGTGAAGCAGCAAAGGGGGTATCGTTACCACCTACAAAAAACTCTTTGTAGTTAGAGGTGGGAGAGTTACCGGAGCCAATCCACATCCTTACACCGCCGTTAGCATGGTCTGATACCTGAATACGGTTAGGTGCGTTAAACTGCATACTCCAAATAAGTAGGCGAGGTTCTGAGGTTACATCTATAGTGGTTTTTACTGTTTGTCCACCTGTACCGAACATTGGACCTTCTGCAGGACCAGTTGCACTAGAAGTTGCGCTATATCCTACTCTTGAAGCACTGTTATTAACGGGTAAGTTACCGCCACTCTTGGACCTCAACTGTAGGGAGGAGCCAATAGTTCCTACGTTATCGTCAGCTGTTTGGTCATGTAGTGCAATTGGCGCTGGTAAGTTAAAAGCCATTGGTAGTTCCTTCCTTGTTATTATGTTGAATAGTTACGCTCAAGTGGAGCAACTAGTGAAATGTTTTGTCCTGTCGAACGACCGATAGTGGCCTCCGCAGCAACATATTGAGCGCCAGCAAGACCAATTGCAACTACTGTCACGAGTGCATCAGTGTTAGCTGTTCTACCTTGTTGTATGTTGTTCTCGTAATCAAAGTTAAATGGGATAGAGGCAACACCACCAACAGTGGCGGATATAGGGGTTGCGCTGTTATCATTGACCAGAGTGGCAGTACCAGTACCAAAGGTATCTGTAAAGAACATGCGATAAATAGAGCTACTATCGCTCACTAAGTTAGCATTGAAGTTTAGCGTACCAGAGGCCACGAAGGGGAACTGTACTACAGTACCTGAATTGTTTGTGAAGCTAATTCTGTTTGTGTCAACTGACTGGAAGCCATCGATGAAGACGCCAGTAGTAGTCTTAAGGTCGTTTCCTACAAAGTTAGTTAGGATTGCAGCGAGAGTACCAACTTCTGTACCAGCACCTGCGTCAATGTCAGAGTCTACTCGTAGCTTACGTTGTACAAACTCGTTAATTTGTTCTGCTGTACCACCGTTACCCTCGATTACAACTTTGAAGTCATGAGAGACGAGGTTAATAGTACGAGTGGTGGCTCCATAAGTAATAGACATACCTGAGTAAGGTGCAGTAGAATCAACAAGAGCATCACTAGTTGTAATCTTAGTGTCAGTAGCTTCAGCTAAAGGAAAACGGTTAGCAATGTAGTTTAGAGAAGTAAGGCCAATACTTGCTGTTGTAGCGGAGCCATAACTCTTCTCGAATACCCTAATGAAGACAGTTAGCCCAAGGGCGCGTTTGTCGAAGTTACCATTGGTAGAATCACCGAAGGTTTGAATACCTTGGTTCACTGTACCAGCAAAGCTAAAGTCTGTCTTTGATGTGTCTCCTTCAAAGGAGTAGTAAGCAGTATCTGTGGCATCAATGTTACCAAGCGAGATAATACCCATGTACTCTCTATTATCAACATTAGTATTGCTAATTTCTTTCCAACCACAAGAGCGCAGAAGGTTACGGGTAGGTTCCGACTTGGGTTTCCAACCTTCGATAAATTCAAATTGCTCTGGTGTAATAGATACCATAGGGAAAGGTAGAGGGATTAGGGTGGAGTCACTCTTCCATTCTTCTTTCAAGAAGCTATAGAGTGCCTGACCTGTTACACCATCATCACTTAAGTTGCCAGCAACGAGAAGCTCAATAGTGAGGTTAATCTTGTCTAGAATAATCTCCGTGGCTTGGTTTAGAGAATCGGGGTCTGTAATAAGAGTCATTATTAGCTTCCTTTAGGCCGTAATTGTTTGTTGTTTAGTTGCAAGTAAGCCTGTAAAAACAGCCCCATCAAACCCTGAATAGAATTCATCAGAAGTAGTGGTTATGTGCCTAAAGGTGGTTAGAGCATCCGCATTGTATTTGTAGGTATACACTTCATTACCAGCCAAGACCGTTAGCAAGGTTGGGTCACTAGAGAAGGAAGTAGCATAGTCCAGCCAACGAAAAGCAGCTGTACCATTGCTACCATCATTACCGTCAGTACCGGATACACCTTGAGCGCCTACTCGCGAGAGTGTTAAGTTATACAAAGGTGCCTCTGTGTTTAACTCGAAGTCATAAATAGCCATGCTGCCCCCCTTTCAAGGTCTGTTGTTAGACCAGAACTCTGCCATCTCACGTATGGCTTTAATGTTTTCGTCAATGCGAGCGATGCCCACTGCCTGTTGTTGCACCAAGGTTTCTAGTACCTTTATTTTAGATGCGTTATCAAACATACGTTCGCGGTTGTTATCCACGTCGTTACGTAGAGTAGTTATGAAGCCGATAACTGCTACTGTTTGTAAAGCAAGCGCAATAATCATGGAGATAGACACTTGCTTGCTTATTGAGAATTGTGTTTCAGATTGTTTAGTCATGTCTAAGCCACCTTATTTTTTTTATTAGACCGAGGGGTTGTCACGCAGCCCTCGGAAGGGCCACGTAATGTTTATGCTATGTCGTTACAACCAAGGCCGAGAGGGCGAGGTAGGTGTAACCCCATGAGATTCGTCGATTGATTCAACGATGGTTCTCTTTGTGTTGTTAAGTAAGCGGATGTTAACGTGCCAACCTGTTACAGCTACCATCTCTGGATACCTCATACCATCGTCGTCGGTAAGAGTAGTCCCTGTGGGCTCCTGTAGTACCCCTACAACGTCGATAGCGTAGTCAGCGGTGTTACCCACAAACTCGCCTTCATCGTCGTAAAAAGCAGAAAGGACTGTAGTCATAGCCGCTTCGCTTGTTAGCTTAAGGTAGAAGTCAGTCTTGATTATGTTGTGTTCTTCTATCATGTTGATACCTCCACAATACCAGAGTCTTCGAGGTCTACATCCCACATGCGGAACTGTCCGATTGTACCCATGAAATTAAACCCAAGGCGTAAGTTAGTGGCTGACAAGTCAGGGAGGATTGTAGGGGTTGTGTTGGCTATCAGGAGTGTACCATCAACTGAACCGTTGATGAACGTATCGCCGTGACGACTTGCGAAGTTGAATGGGACGTTGACAGCAGGGGAGTAGGTAGAAGTATGACCATTGACGAAATCATTACCTGAGGTCGTTTGCCTTTGTAGGAAGGAAGGTTGCCCTGTACGAAAACCTGTCGTACCAAGCCTAGTAATAATGTAGTTAGACCCATTTAGTGTCCAGAAGTAAAGCTGAACTTCGTTTATATTGCTAGTATCAGCATAAGTCATCTTGCCATCAATCTGGATAGACACGTTAGTGCTGTCATACGGCAGGTTAGCCGTAGGGACTGTTAGTAAGTCAGCAGCACGAGTAACTGTTGCACCTGCTGTTGAAATGTACGACGATGGGGTTGAACCTAGCTCAAACTGTGTACCAGCGATTAGAATTACATCACCTACGTTGCAAGTCCCTAGACCATCCCCGTTGGGAACCTCATATGACACACCACCAGAGCCAGAGGCTGCGGCGGCGGAAGCCCAGCAGAGCCACCAACCATCACCATAGTCAACCATTCCGTGGTCTATGATAAGGGCTTCTTTAGTGCCTACAACGCCATTCTGTAAGTCAAACCAAGCTTTTTCATTGCCTTTGCTTGTGTCATACATGTTCACATCAAACCAACCAGAACCAGCGGAAGACTTAACCAACGCCCAGCCAACATAAGTGGAGCCAGATGCAATGGCTTTACCGATTTGATACCGCTGTGCGCCACCCATGTTGGAACTAGTACTGACAGGTGAAATCTCCTGATAAGTGCCGAAGGGTGAACCAGAAACTACGGAGCTTGGTTTAAGTCCCCCTGCCCAACCCGCAGCAGATACATTACCACTGTTAGTCACTAGGTTAGTCCGAGCTTCACTCTCATGGAGGATGCCTTCGTTAACCCAAGCTGTACCATTGTAGATGTGGTGGCCTACACGAGGTCCATAAACAGCAGCAGTTGTAGTTGGGACGAAGCTATCACCTGTATCTGAGTTGTTAACCATACCACCGAGGTCACTGCGGTACATGTGTGCGCCATACATCTCCAAAGCACCGATTTGGGTGTTTACATTGTTAGGTTGCATATGCCCAAATACAAAGAACAGTCCAGTGTCAGTAGCTGGAACACTAGCTTCATATGTAACTAACGTCCAAGTGGGGGTTACATCTCGATTGGCAAAGGGGGTGTTGTTTGGTGACTGTGTCCTACCATTTAGGCATATCGTCAGAGAAGTTATGGTGTCACTGCGTACCCATACGGCAAAAGTTATCTTTTCTCCTTGAGTAACAGCGACTGTGGACAAG